GGTAAAACTTATAACATAATTTTATGGATGGTGATAAACATTCTCAATCAAGAAGACAAAGTTTATTCTATTGTTCGTAAAACTTTACCCGCCCTTAAAGGTTCAGTTCTCCGTGATTTAAAAGACATCCTAATAAGATTAGAATTATATGATTCCAACAAGTGGCATTCAGTAGATGGTTATGTTCAGATTGGTAGTAACATTATAGAATGGATATCATGCGATGATGAAACTAAACTTCGTGGTCGTAAAAGAGATATTTGTTTTGTTAATGAAGCCACAGAAATAAGTTACGATGAATATGTACAATTATCATTAAGAACATCTGAACGAATGATAATGGATTTTAACCCATCATTATGGCAGTCATGGTTATATGATTTAGAAGAACAAGACGATACATTCTATACAATTACAACATATAAAGATAATATATTTTTACCTCAACAACAAGTAGAAGAAATTGAAAAGTTAAAAACAAGAGACCCCAACTTATGGAGGGTGTTTGGTCTTGGACAAAAAGGTGTTCCCACCAGAGTTGTATTTAATCACCAACAATTCTATTCTGAATTACCACCATCAGCCAAACTCATTGGATATGGAATTGACTTTGGATTTTCTGACCCTTGTACTTTAATCAAAGTTCATAAAGATGGGGACTCCATTTATTGTGAAGAGTTATTATACTTAAGGAATGTTACCATACCTGATTTTATTTACAAGATAAAGGACTTGGGAGTCAATCTAACAGACGATTTTATATGTGATAGTGCCAACCCCCAAGCAATAGCAGAGATGTCCCGTAATGGAATAAATGCAAAGCCAGTTAAGAAGGATACAATCCTATCAGGAATAGACCAAATTAAAAGATGTAATTTCTTTGTTCACGATAACTCAAAGAATCTACAAGAAGAATTAAACTCCTATGTTTGGAAGACAAATAAAGATGGAAATAATTTGGATGAACCAGAAGATAAAAACAATCACCTTATTGACCCCATCCGTTATCTTCTTACAATGAAGGTAATGAGAAACACTGGTGTGTATGTTTATTAAAATGAACACATCAATAAAAAGATATTTACTAATATAGTTATGACTACAACACACATAGAATACCAAGGCAAGAAATACGAGGTTAAAGAACCAACCATTGAAACTTGGAAAAACATAATGGTCTTCAAGGATTTGTTAGATGAAGAAGAAATGTATGTGAAGATGATATCAGAGGTAACAGGATTATCTGTATCACAAATTAAAGAAGCCGATGCCCTACAAATTAGAATTGCGGGGAACAAATTGTGGAGACATCTTAACCAAGAATCAAAAGAATTACATAGACATATTGAACACAAAGGTGTTCATTATACATTGGTTGATGTTAACAAAATATCATTTGGTCAGTTTGTGGATATTGATACATTTTTAAAGAAGGATGAATCGTATAAAGTTGCTAACTTAAATGAACTTGCAGCCTATTTATATTGTGAGTCAGGAACAACCTATTCAGATTCTGATTTCACTAAAAGAATTGAAGCATTCAAAGATTTGCCAGTTAAGTATATTGAAGCAAGCATTTTTTTTTTGGTGAATTTAGCCGAGGGATTGCTACAAATTACCACACTCTATTCCAAGAGCAAGATATTATGGTCGGTGATGAGGCTGAAGATAGCTTTTATCAGTTTTACGGATGGTATGCAGCGATTTCTTTTCTTGCCGAAGACAAGGTCTGGCAAATTGACCATGTTACTGCTCTCCCCCTTGTGGCTTGTCTTAATCATCTTGCTTACATTGTGGACTTCAATAACGAAAAAGAAAAACAAATGAAACAAAAATAGATGACTGGTCAAACAATCAACTTCAAGACATTAGCAGATGATTTTTCAAATCTGGCATTTCACCACAAACAATTAAACTCGTTTGGTCTTGGGGATGTTACGCAGTTATCCTATTGGACAACCTTAAGGGATAAGGAAGATAATACACATTTCCAAGCCCCATACTATCCGTTATTGTATGTTGTTCCATCACAGGTAACAAATCACTTAAGATATAAGACATGGGAGTTTAATACCGTTGTTGCTGATATTGGTGAAGTAGATTTGGCTAACCAAGTTGATACCGTATCAGACACCCTACAAATATTACAAGATGTTATCAGTCAGTTTAGATTATCTGTAACACCTTATTTGGGGAATTACAACGACAAGTATTATCTTGATGAATCAGTTGTATGTACACCATTCTTGGGTAAACGAGATGATAACTTAAATGGTTGGAATGGTTTATTAAAGATTAAGACAATGACCTTCTTGGATAGATGTGCTGCGGCTTACAACACATTTACTGGTACCCCAATTCAACATCTTGAAGGAATTAACTTTAAGACATTCCACGATGACTTTGAATTACTTGCCAACTATCATAAAGAATTAAACTCATTTGGGTTTGGTTCAATGGATGACTTTACCTATTGGACGGAATCAAGAGACAAAGAAGAAAACACACATTTCCAAGCCCCATATTATCCATTGTTGTATGTTGTTCCTGGTGAGGTAGAACAGAACTTTGGATTTATGAATTATTCCTTTACGGTTATTGTTGCCGATATAATTGAAAGGGATTTAACCAATCAAACTGATGTCCTATCTGATACCAACCAAATCATGGATGATATCATAGGTCAATTTAGATTATCTGTTACTGACTCATTGGGTAATTTTAACAATGAATATTATTTGGATGACTCAATTACTTGTACCCCATTCCTTGAAAAGTATGATGACTTATTAGGGGGATGGACAGCAGAGTTAAACATTGAGGTTAAGATTCCACTTAATAGATGTGATGCTGCGTTTGATTCATTCTTGGTTAGTCCTACTCCGACTCCTACCACAACACCGACCCCTACCCCAAGTATTACTCCAACACAAACCATTACACCAACACCTACCAATACTGAAACACCAACTCAAACGCCTACTCCAACTAATACTGAAACTCCGACTCAAACTCCTACCACAACACCAACTCCTACTAACACTATGACTCCGACAAATACGGAGACACCTACTCAAACGCCTACCCCAACCAATACTGAAACTCCAACTCAAACTCCTACTCCGACTAACACAGAAACGCCTACTGTTACACCAACAGAGACACCAACCAATACTCCAACAAATACATCAACACCAACGCCTACTAATACAGAAACTCCAACAACAACACCGACCCCAACTGTAACTGAAACACCAACCAATACACCTACTGTTACTCCAACAGAGACACCGACAAACACACCGACTGAAACTCCAACAAGTACACCAACCAATACACCAACGGTAACACCGACAGAGACACCGACAAACACACCGACTGAAACTCCAACAAGTACTCCAACGGTAACACCAACAACAACCGAGACACCTACTGCGACTGTTACTGAAACCCCAACCAATACACCAACACCTACTTCAACACCAGCTGTTGTTGGAATCAATAAGTTAATGACTGAAGATAATGACCATATCCATACAGAATCAAATGTTGGATTATTAACAGAACAATAAAATATATTTATAATAAACTACTATGGCAAACATAAAAATATCAGCACTACCAATTTACTCGGCAAGTTCCACCGTCAATACTTGGTTAGTGTTAAACAATTCAGGTGAAACAGAAACCTTCAAAATAGAAAAAGAAGATTTAATTTCTAATACCTACACAACAATCACTGGTGTTACATTATCATCAAGTGGTTGGACTTATAATTCAGGAACAACATATTATGATTACACTTATTCTAATACGGGTATTACTTCAACTTCAATAGTTGATTTTACTCCAAACAGTGCATCACTATTTACAGCGTTGACTTCAAGAGTTCAGCCTTTAAATACGGTTGCCACAGGTAGTTCAATATTTATATCACAATATGCACCATCAGGAGATATTACTGGAACAATAAACATATTCAAACAAACTTTATAATATGGCGTTTAACATTCCAAATCAAACATCTTATGTCTTACAAAGACCAGTAAATCCATTTCCAAGAGTGTGGGTTAGACCAAGTGATTGGATTGCAATTACTGACACCCCAAATGAAATACAATTTTTGGTTAGTGATATACAATTACCTGCGACTTATAGAATAGAAACAACTTATACACAACCCGCAGCACAAAATCTTTATATTGATTGGGGTGATGGAATAACAGATACAATATCAACCGCAGCAGCTACATCAACAACACATACATATACCACAGGTGGAACAGCTTGTTCTATTGGTTATAATACTTGGAAGATTAGAATATATGTTGACGCTGGTGCAACATTAACACAAGCAACACATTTAATCCCCACAGCATTTGGTTCTATGCAACCAATTAGCGGTTTATTAGAAGAATATTATGGTAATGGAACAATAACTACTGCAGCATATTTACATAGTTTTTCAACCACAAGACCATTATTTTATAATTTACAATATTCTAAATTACCAGCAACAATAACAACAAATGCGGCAATTTTCCAAGAAACTTATACGAATTGCCAATCATTAGGTAAAGTGGTATTACCAACATCAGCGCCAAACGCTACAAGTATTGCCAATATGTTTCAAGGTTGTTGGAACTTAACAAGCGTTGTATTACCACAGGATATGAGTGGTTCAAGTTTTAATACGATGACGACCGCTTTTAGTGCTTGTTATACTTTAACTGGTATAACTTTACCACCAGCATTACCTAATATAACATCATTACAAAACACATTTACAAATTGTTATAATTTAACTTCAATTCAATTACCTACCCTACCATTATGCACAAGCTTCGTAAGTGCATTTCAAAATTGTAGGTCTTTAATAACGATGGAAATACCACAATTTTATTCTGGTTCATCAGGATTTATAGATTTTAATAGTTGTTTTAATGGTTGCACATCTTTAGAATATGTTAAAATGCCTACTTATGCAAATCCAACACCATTATTTTACGCAAATAATATGTTTAACAATGCATATAATCTTAAGTCATTTATTTTTCCACCAAACACAAACTTACAAAACTTATCAGGAACATTTTCATCATGCTATAGTTTATCAAGTGTATCATTACCTATGACTACATCTATAACTGATATGCAAGGAGCGTTTTTTAGTTGCTACAATTTACAAGAAATTACACTACCAACAACAATAGGGGCGTCAGTCAATATTACTAATATGTTTAGTAGTTGTTTTACATTATCTAAAGTTAATTTTCCAAGTTCATATAATATAACATCTATGCAGGGGACATTCCAAAACTGCTCATTACTTAATACTTGCACATTACCAACAACACAGAATAGTTTGGTTAATATGTTTTCTACTTTTAATGGTTGTAATAGTTTGGTTAATCTTACTTTACCAACATCTATGAGTTCGTTAAACACAATTCCAAATTGTTTCTTAAATTGTTGGAACTTAACAGGTATTACAATACCTTCTAATTCTACTTTAATAACAAACTATGCTAGCACATTCCAAAATTGTTATAATTTAACAAATGTTTCTTTACCAACAACAAGTGTAGCAACAACATTCGCCAGTATGTTTTCAGGAGCTTATAGAATTAAAAGTGTTGTATTACCTAATTCAACTGGTGTATTAACAACTATGTTAAATACATTTACAAACTGCTATGCATTACAAAACGCAACATTACCAACAACACAGAGCACTTCAATAACAACAATAAATGGTATTTTTAATAACGCTTCTTCATTAACGGGAACTACAAATGTTGATAAAATTGGTAGCACATTAACCGCATCAACAATCTATGTGGATGGAACAAACGCAGGTGTTGCGGCTTATGAATTACCGACATTAGATTTTTATACCAAGTTTAGTAAATTAACACTTAATGGTATTTCAACAAGATTAACAAAACTGACTTCATTAAGATTAAGAAATAATGGTGCGGGTCAATATGCTGGAACATCCCCACAAATTGATATATCATATACATCTTTAGGTCAGGCGGCATTAGTTCAAGTATTTAATGACTTACCAACAATCACATCAAAAACAATAAACATTACAGGAGCATCAGGAGCCGCAGCATTAACTGCACCTGAAAGAGCAATCGCTACTGGTAAAGGATGGACTATAACAGGATAATATGATATACAAATTATTTATAGAAGATGGGGATTATCAAGATATTGATACCAAAGAACCCCGCAATATGATGGAGGCAGAAATAGCATACACTCCTGATGGAATTAACATAGGCTGGGACGAGTTTAATTCAAAAGATGAAGCTATGTCTCACTACAACATTCAAGTTAAACCAGAGGTCTTAAACGAAGAAGAATAATGTTTGAATTAGCTGACGATGCCTTATTAGCAATTGGTCAAATCTTCGTTGATATGATGAAGAAAAAGATTCAAGAAAAAATCTATCCCTATGGTAATCCAAATGTTAAGGGGATGGGGAATAAGGTTGCATCAGGTAAATTATTAAACTCGTTAAGTGTTACATTGGTTCCTGGTCAAGGAGGTAACGCAGGGGAACTACAAATTACATACGAAGATTATTTCAAGTATGTTAACTTGGGTAGAAAGGCTGGTAAAAAAATGGTTCCAATACCAGCAATCCTTGAGTGGATTAAGATTAAAGGAATCAGGGGAAGAAATAAAAAAGGTCAATTCATACCAAGATTAAGTTTTGCATTTGCCATTAGACAAAGCATATTCAAGTATGGTATTAGACCTGCTAATATTTATGATAAAGGGCTTGATTCATTAGAAGACATTTTTAACAATCCCCCACCTGAATTGATGGAAGCATATAATGACTTATATGCAGCAATTGAAAACGATGTGGCAAACTTTATTGAATCAAATATAACCGAAATTGAAATAACAACACCGTAATGAGTTTAGAATTAAACATAAGACAAATGCCACTGGCAGTCACACCAACCCACTCTGACCATACTTGGAATGTGGTAATGAATGATTACTCTGCTTATACAGATATTAGATTGGTTGTGGACATTTATAAAAACCCCTACCAAAACGATTCTGGTTCAACCCAAGATTATGGTAAGGTAGCAAGATTATTGGTTCCACCAAATGAATATGGAAACTGTATCTTCAATGTGGAGACAATCATTTATAACTTAACAAATGGTAATCCAAGAAATATGGGTGGTTATGTTTCAGCATCATTAAATGCTGAAAGAATGAATCCTTATGCTGTTCTTTATGCCAACTCACAAACAACCGTTACAACAGGTCAAACATCTCAAGCATTTATCGGTAATCAATTAAGCTCAACAATATCGTTTTCTAATGGATTTAACGGAGGTTATGAAGGATTCCAAAACATATATCACATCAATGAATATCGTTGTTTATTCGGTATCCAATACACCAACACAGGGGGAACAACAACTGTTACCGTTCCTGTAAATTATTCAACATACACAGGATACACTGGTGGTTCAATATCAATCACATCTGCCGCAGGTCAACCTTATGGAGTTATGATTTATCCTGGTGTTCAGAACAACAAACAACTATCAACAAAATATTATTATTCAGGTAATAACTTGAATGGTCAATATAACTACTTGAATACTCAAGTTTATGATTATCAAATGTCCACAGGTGATACTGGTTATTTTATGTCCACATTTGGAAGTGAAACAATACCAATGACCATCTTTGGTTCATCAGTTTATCAGACAAGATATAGAACTCATTACTACAAATGTCCTATTGTAATTGGATTTATGTATGGTGGTAATCCATTGTTTAATAACACATCTCAAGTTAAAGCAATTACTTACCTACAAAAGACACAGACCAATAACCAAATGGATTATGATGTTGTCCAAAGTAATGCAATTGATTTCACAGCAAGAGCAAACGCTCAATCAAACGCCCCATACGGATATCTTCAACAAAGAATCGCTTATGGAATATACAAACCAAACCCAACATTAAGGACTGATTCTGATATCGCAATATTCTTATCCAATACTTGTAATGGTATTGATTATGAGATTAACGGTGTATCTGAAATAGTACAATACAAAATGGTTGGGGAAGAATGTTTTAACGACCCCATTTCGTTCTTATTTATGAATAGACAAGGTATTTGGGATACATATACATTCACCAAAAAGTTCACCAAGAAATATGGTGTTAATAAAAAAACATACAACCAACAAAAATCATTAAACACTCAATACTGGAATAGACAATCTTACGATTCAAGTGAGACCACATTCTATGGTGATGCTGAAGAAATGGTTACTGTTGATTCAAACTTCGTAATCCAAAATGATGTAGATGTTATTGAAGAATTGTTAATGTCCCCTTATGTTTATATGATAATGGACAGCTGGTTACCTTTGGCAAACATGAATGAAATATACCCTTATTTAATTCCATGTACGGTTCAGAATAAAGAGGTAAAAGAATATATCAACAAATACGAGCGTATATTCCAATACACAATAGAACTTAAACAAGTACCATACAGACCATTCTACTTACCATTCTAATTTATGTTACAGATACGCACAACAATCAATAGTGATTTTATTTACCTTGACCTGTATAAAAACGAACCAGTGTTTTTGTCTTTGTCGTTCGCTGAACTTCAAGACATAACCAAAAAGAACTCAAACTTTTCAAAGTCGTTTTCATTACCAGGTTCAAAGAATAACAATGCTACATTTAACTTCTTTTATGACCTTAATTCAGTTCCAACAACATTCAACCCCAACGATAAGTTTGAGGCAGAATTGTTATGGGATGGATACGAGATTATGAGGGGTTATATCAGATTAAACTCTGTATCAATATCAAATGGTGAAATAATCTATTCTGTTACATTCTATAATCAAATTGGAGACCTGATGGCAAACATTGGGGACAACTTCTTATTTGAGTTGGATTTGGATTATCTATCACATCCTTATTCAGAACAGGTTATTCTTGAATCACAACTTGACCCAAGCTTATTTTCATTAACTGGTACAACAAACTATTCATATCAGAATGGAAAAACGATGTGGGGATTATTCAATATTGGATACAACTATCTATCAGGTAATACCGTATTCGCCCAAACAACCCCATTGGTTCAATTTACACCAGTATTAAATGGTGATACATACATACCAGTATCTGGTAACTTTGACTTTTCAGGAACACCTGTTAGAGATTACTATTATAAGCCAGCAATTCAAGTTAAAGAATTATACGAACAGATTGTTCGTGAAGCTGGATATGTTGTTGAATCAGCCTTTTTTGAAACATCATATTTCAAGAATTATTATTTGCCATTAAAGTTTGCGGATGAAACAATTTATGCCAAGAACGCAATACCCCCATGTTATACAGTAACAGCCGATACTGTAACAGCAGAGGTTTACCTTGCTATGGTTGTTAATCAATCAACAGGTGTTACTTGTAATGCCTTTGGATGGTCAGCAAGCACTGTATATCCATATCAACTTACAATACCATCAGGAAATACTGGTATCTATACATTTAGATTTACCTTTTCTGCAAGACCAGTCATACCTTGTCCTTCAGGTTCATCAAATAACTTATCATTCTTTTTTGAAGACCCAGTAAATACGGTTCAATTATACTCCAACATATTCTGTGATACTGGTAATACAACAACAGTTAGTTTTGACCAACAATTTATATTTACAGGACAATCAACTTTTGACTTCTTTTTCACAAGCACAGATGTTGAAGTAACGGATTATAAACAAGAGATTATTGATGGTCCGAGATTCATTCCAACAGGAGCGATGATTGACTATTCAATAGAGTTTCCACAGAATGATTATAAGCAACTTGATTTTATCACATCTGTAAACAAATACTTTAATTTAATTGTTGTTCCAAACCCCGATAAACCAAGTAATCTAATCATTGAACCAATCGTTGATTATGTTGGAACTGGTGAAGTGTTGGATTGGACAACAAAGGTAGATTTTAACCAGACCCAAAACTTATATCCAACCACAGCACTTGTTAATGGAACATTGGAGTATTCATTTAAGTTAGACCAAGATTATACCAACCAAGATTTTAATTCACAAGCCAATAGAATATTTGGAAACGATAAGTTCTTATTGAATTTACAATACAAAGATTCAACCACCAAGTTTGATTATATCTTCTCATCCCCGATTGATATTACGGTAAACAACGCTTATGTGCCGTTGATTACCATTCCATCAATGTCCAAGTTAAAACAGGTTGATATTAGTGGAGCAACTCAACAAACATTTGTTCCATTTAAGATATTACCAAAATTATTGTATAGAGGTGTTACATTTCCAAATGATAACTATGGTTATTTTGGAAGCACAGGATATACAGAAAACCCTAATTGTGTTACCAGTGTTTCAATCACAGTAACTTCAGCAGGTTATGTTCAATATTATACTTGTACTAATGAACAAGTTGTAAATTATTATAATGTTGGGTCATACACTTTAACAAACCCTAATTGTATTTTAAGTAATACAGTAGGTCCAAGTTACGCATACCCACCTTATTCAAACTTAACGGTTGACTCATTGGGGTCAGCATGTACTCCTGAAAACTTATATTCAAACTACCAGTATTATTATATGAATAATAATCAAATGGATAGATGGACAAACATAAATAGATTTACAACATACCCATTCAACTACCTTAATTTTTCTCATTACACAAACTTTAGAGGTGAGGATAAGACCAATGTAACCCCACAGGAGTATTCATTCGTTGCAGACGATTTATACAATGTCTATTACGAAGATTATGTTGAAGATATTATATCAGAAGAAAACAAGATTTATTCTTGTAAGATTTATCTATATCCACAAGACATTCAACAGTTAAGATGGAATGAAAGAATCCTAATCAATAACACTTATTTTAGAATCAATAAGATTACCAACTTTAATGCGTTGGAACCATCAATTTGTGATATTGAATTGGTTAAATTAACCAAGACATATAACCCCCATGCTGTTAAGTATTATAAGTTTGAAAGTTGCCCTTGTGTTTGTAAGTCATATACTGTTACAAACGATAGTATGGAAGCACAAGCTACCATTGATTATTTAGATTGTTATGGTGTAGCACAACAAGATATATTAAATCCAAATACAGGTCAATCATTCTGTGCTTGTGAAGGAACTGTTATCGCTGGATTCGGTAGTGAGGTTACAATAACTTTAATGGGAGGTTGTACTCCTGAACCACCAGCACCATCAGGAACAACAGTTAACTATTCAAATAGTGATTTAATGTATCACGCATACGCTTATGTTGGAAACAAAGTTAAGTTATATGATGACTCATTAAACTACTTGGGATGTTTTGCAGTATCATTAGATACATACGACCCATTAAATGACTATCAACATTATTATTTCACATCAGCATATACCGCCAATTTAGTTGGGGTTTATAGTGATTGTAATTGTACCAATAGAACTCAATTTATTGTGGTTCAAGAAGAACCTGCAACAACACCATTCTTCTATTACTTGGGATATGAGTGTGGTGATTTAACTGTTGAGTATCAATTCAAATCAACAGGTTCAACATTAAACCCATCAGCTGTTTATAAAATATACAATAGTGGAACATCACAAAATGTTTGTGTAACGAACATTATTCCAAATTACTTACTACCAACCGATTGGGTTGAAATTGATGTGTTTAATGATTGTGAGACATGTTTAATTGTTCCTACTCCAACTCCTACTCCTACTCCTGTTGTATGTGTATGTTGGTCTTATACTATTTTGAATAATAGTTTAGAATCACAAGCATCAATCACTTGGACTAATTGTGATAACACACCAAATGGAACAATATTAAATCCTGGAACAGGTGTATCAATATGTGCATGTCAGGGTTCAGTTGTTGTTGGGTTTGGTGATGATGTAACAGTTACAGATATGGGAGCATGTGGAGGACCAGAACCTACCCCAACTCCAACTCCAAGTTGTACATCAAAAGGATGGTTAATATCCACTTGTGCTAACACTTGTTCTGGTGGTATTTGTACTTGTGCTTTTGGAACATCACTTGTTGTTTATACAAATTGTACGGTAACTGATATAACAGATAATAGTACCGCATTATTCCTCAATTCAACATTAACCACACCTTATGTAGGATTCTTTAGTAGAAATGGGTCAATATGGGATTCAGATGGTATTAGTGTACTTGAAGAATGTAATATTGGTGATGCGTGTTAATAATATTTATAAGAAATGAGTTGTAATTTATATGTCCATAATGACCCGATTGGGGGTTCAAAATATATCATAGGAACACAATGTGATGGTAGTGAAGGAAGTTATACACTTACCTATGGTCAATCATTGTGTATGAATAACGACCTTCCAATCAGTTATGAATGTGGACTAACAATAAGCGGGGAATGTTTAGCAACAACCCCAACACCAACTCCCACACCAAATACATTTTGTTATATTAGTGGAACAGAATTTCCAACATCTGAATTTATTTGTCCTTTTGATGGTAATACTTATTACAATATCTATGGCAATTTAACTATTGTTATCGCAATAAATGGTGTTCCAACTTCATCACACCCACCATATACATTTACCCTTATAAACGCTAACTTCCAAACCGTAACAATTACCATTCCTGATGGTCAATCAAGTTTTACATATACATTCCCATTCAAGATTTATTCTATTGGAACACCTTGTGGCTCAAGTACTGGTACAACTTGTGGGTATGTTGATTATGATGAATGGTTTATTAACTCTGCTCCAATATCAGTTTGTATAATACAACCAACACCGACTCCTACTGTTACTCCAACAATAACGCCAACTAAAACTGTAACACCAACTATTACTCCTACTAAAACATCAACACCGACCCCAACATCTAACCCTGTTTGTCCACAACAAATCGTTGTTTCTAATTTCACATATTTTGTTACTGATTTAGACGGAACATACGACCGAGTTTATACATACACTGGTGGAACATTCAATTATGGTTATACAACATATAATTCATTTACTGGTAATTATGATTTTATACCTGGTTCTTATTTAGGAAACAATTATCCTGTATTTACATCAAATCCAGTAGATAGTCCGTTCAAACCAGCAACAATCGTGTTTAACTCTGATTATAATAATTGGATAATGTTATATGGTAATTTAACATCAATTCCTTTAAGTAGTGCATTCATTGTATTTAGTTCATCTACAATTTCAATAGGAGGAGGATTATATCCAACAAGTGGAACAAAAGTTCAATTTGATGCGCCAGAAGTAAGTTTTGATTTATCTTATCCTGCTACTTGTCCAACTCCTACTCCTACTAATACAACAACTCCAACTATTACTCCTACTAAAACAACAACTCCAACTATTACTCCTACTAAAACAACAACTCCAACTATTACTCCTACTAATACAGTAACTCCAACCAATACAATTACACCAACATCAAGTCCAACAACATCATTATTATCATTTTTAATTACATCAGGACAAAGTGAATATGAAGCTTGTAATGGTGTTTCAGGAACGGTATATGCACAAGATATTGGTAATTGTGGTGGATGTTATGGTGCTGGATTAAATTGTTGGGCTTGTTTAACCACAACACAAGGAATATATTTAGACGCCGCATTAACAATTTTAGCTCCAAATGCTTACTACGCCAATGAAATGGCACCTGGTAATTATGGAATTATTGAAGTTAGAGGTGGAAAACAAATACCTGCAGGATTTACTGGTGGTTGTCCTGCCAGTCCACCATCACCACCAACAGGAGCCCATGCTTATAGTTACACAGGTTATTCTGCAAATACAACATACTCAACTTCTTGTGATGCATATACTGGCGGAACTCCATGTATTCTTTATAGTGATTATCCAAATATTGATGAAAGCCCATATTTGTATAATGTTTCAAGTGGAAGTTCAACAACTAACTTATTTGGTTCATATAGTATGAGACAAAAACCTGATGGAACTGGTGTATTTATCTGTTTCTATTTAGATAGTTATGGAAAATTAACATCAGCATATACTTTATGTAGTTCAATATGTTAAAAAATTAAATTATGGAATTAAATATATTTTTAGATGGAGAGCCAGTTGAATTAAAATCATTGGTTCCCCCAAAACAAATAAACGAAAACTTAACCCAACTTCAAGAGTTGTTCCCATTGTTAGTTGATAATGGAAAGAACATTGAATTCTTGGGACAATATATGAATAATGGCTAAAAAGAAGATAGAAGTTGATGTACAAGTTGATTCCAATTTGGATGGGTCAATTAAACAACTTAAAGAACTAAAACAACAGTTAAAAAATGTTTCTGTTGGTTCTGAAGAGTTCAAAAAGATATACGGACAAATTGATGACTTGGAAGATAAAATCAAGTCAGCAAAGAATGTATCATCTGATTGGGTTGACTCATTAGAACAAGCTGGTGGTCCGTTAGGAATGGTTGGTAAGGGTATCAATACCCTTAAAGTATCAACGCAATCATTTGGTGCTGCATTAAAGGCAACTGGTATTGGTTTAATTGTGGGCTTATTGGGTGGAATGGCTGCCGCTTTAAGTCAGAATGAAAACACAATGAAGAAACTTCAACCTGTGATGATTGGGTTGCAAAAAATCTTAGGTGGTATCTTCAAAGCAATTGAACCCCTATTAGATATATTCATTGATTTAGCAATTACTGCTTTACCTTATGTTACTAAAGCAATAGGTGGAGTATATGCAGCGTTTTCAGGATTCTTTACCTTCATTAAAAACTATGCTTTTGGGGTTGGAAAAATCCTTAAAGGTATATTCACATTAGATTTTGATTCATTAAAAGAAGGTGTTAAAGACCTTGCTGGTAATTTTGGTAAATCTTGGGATGCGGCTAAAGACACTTATGGTAAGTTTGAGGCAGGAACCAAAGAACAAACCAAGATTGAAAAAGAAGAATCTGAAAAAAGAAAAAAGAATGCCGCAGATGCCGCAGCAAAAAGAAAAGAACAGGCAGATAAGGAATTAGCACAAAGAAAGGCTGACCTTGATGCGAAGATTAAATTAGAAACAGATTCAGAAAACACTTCAAGGGATAACCTTAAACTTCTATTAGACCAGAGAATGGCTTTAGAACTACAACAAGTAGGTTTAACTGAAGCACAAAAAGAAGTTATCCGTCAGGATTACGCAAAGAAATTAGAAGAAGCATTAAAGGTTGATGAAGCCAAAAGAATGCAAGCAAGAGCATCAGAACTTGATGCCCTTATTCAATTAGAAACAGACAAACAAAACACATCAAGAGAACAATTAAAACTGTTGCTTGATGAGAGAATGAATATTGAACTTCAGAACAAAGAATTAACTGAAGCTCAAAAAGAAGTCATTAGAGCAAAATACGCAAAACAATTAGAAGATGCGGTATTGGCTGATGAACAAAAAATAGAACAAAAAAGAACTGAAACTTTTGATAAAGAACTTATCGCAACTGACGATAAGTATGGTGAGTTAAGAAGATTTAGTGAAGATTATTATAATGACTTAAGAGCTCTATACGACAAGAATGATGCAGACCTTAAATCAGCATTGGATAGGGGTGCAATCAGTCAGGATGAGTATACAAAGAAATTAGCAGCATCAGGTAAAGCAAGACGAGAAATTGATAAGTTAGAAAAGATGTCTGCAATTGAAAAAACCAAATTGGTTGCAGATGCATTAGGTCAGTTATCAACTATTGTAGGACAGGATACAGTTGCGGGTAAAGCATTCGCAGTTGCAAAGGCAACCATTGATACCTACCAATCAGCAGTAGCGGCATATAAGTCATTAGCGGGTATTCCTGTAATAGGTCCAGCATTGGGTGGTATTGCGGCAGCAGCGGCAGTTGCAACAGGTATCGCAACCGTTAAGAAGATTGTTGCAGTTCAAGTTCCAAACGCACCAGGTGGTGGAGGTGGAGGTTCAACTGGTGGTGGAGGAGCCCCAACCGCAGCAGCTGGTCCATCAGGAGCGGCAGGTCCAATCCTTGTTAATTCAACACCAGTAAGAAAAGCACAAGGTGGTTTAATTCGTGGAGGTGGTGGTGGATTCTCTGACTCAATACCAGCATTATTATCCAATGGTGAGTTTGTTATCAATTCAAGGTCAACCAGATTATTTCAACCATTATTAAATTCAATTAACGATGTTGGTAATTTACCTCAATTTGCTGTTGGTGGACAGGTTAATAAAAAGAACTTACCACAACAGGATAACACAGAAAGAATTGTCCAAGTAATTGGAGAAACATTTGCTCAAGCACCGATTAGAACTTATGTAAGTTCAACAGAAATATCTAACACCCAACAGTTTGACCGAGTTATTAAATCTCGTTCTTTAATCTAATTTGGTATAAATTAAATTAACCCATATTTACTAATAATGAATCTAACTAAAATTGTTGAATTATTCATTGATGACGATTACGAAGATGCTGGTATTGAAGCCATATCTTTAGTATCAAAACCTGCTCACGAGGAAGAATGGATGGCGTTTAACACACAGACAATCTCAAGTGAAAAGGAGTTTTCACCATATAGAATTGTGGAGGATGACTTCTGCACTCACAATACAAAATTAGATACATTAGGTGAGCCATATTCACAGTTAATCAACGAGGGTTGGGAAATTGTTAAGATGGAAAAGATAACCCCACAGATGGTTCATAAAATGAATCAAAATCATTTTTCATTTCCAAATGACCCATCTGAATTAGACACCGAAGATACAAGAGTAAGATTCAAGTACATAGGTCCAAGAGATAATAAAAACAGACAATTCTGTTCTGATATGTTATCAAAGAATAGAGTATATCGTAATGAAGACATTGATGATTTAACCAATGAGGTTGCTAATCCCCAATTCGGTAGATATGATATATTCTTATGGAGGGGTTCTTATAACTGCCGTCATGTATGGGTTAAACTCATATACAAAAAAGAAGGTAAGATTATCAACAACGCTAACTCAACCAGAGGTCTTGAAGATACAGATAGTTTGGGTGGAACAGTTCAACCTGATACAAGAAACGATGCTACGGTAGCAAACCCTGGTAAGAATACTTGGAGACCAGGAACCCCAAGAAATGGTAATTTGTTTGCCGAATCAAAAGGATTGGAAGATGCATGTTGGGAAGGATATGAACCAATTGGACTAAAAGACGATGGTTCCCCTAATTGTGTTCCAATTAAAATGACTGAAAATGATTTTGCGGAATCAATCAATGACTATCCTGAAGGTGTAAAGAACGCAGCATCTAAAGCTGTTGCTTATGCTGAAAAGAATGGATGGGGAAGTTGTGGAACTGCTGTTGGTAAGACAAGAGCATCACAACTGGCAAAGGGTGAACCCATTTCAGTTGATACATTAAAAAGAATGTATAGTTATCTATCAAGACATAAGGCTGACTTAACTACTTCAAAATCTTATGATGATGGATGTGGTAAGTTGATGTATGATTCTTGGGGTGGAGAAGCAGGTTTAACCTATTCAGAACGCAAGATAAAGTCATTAGAAAACCAGAAGATGGTATTTGCTTTTGATGATGAAAAGAGAATCGTAGTTGGAGCAGCAATGGTTCCAAATAAAATGATTTCAAGATACGATGGTCAAGGTAATCTTTACTATGTATTCTTTTCAAAGAAATCAATTAAACAGATGGCTGATAAGTTCTTAAAAGAAAGAAGAACTGATGAAACATCTGTTGAACACGATGGGGTTAAATTGGGTTCAGATAAAGTATTCGTAACAGAATCGTGGGTATCTGAAGACCCAACATTAGACAAGTCACACTTCTATGGATTTGAATTACCTGCTGGAACTTGGTTCGTGGCAATGAAGATAAGAGATGATAAGGTGTGGAAGATGATAAAAGAAAAATCCTTAACAGGTTTTTCAGTGGAAGGATTATTCGCTGAAAAAAGCGTTTTCTCAAAAGAAGACAAACAAATAAACCAAATAAGAAAACTTATTACTAAAATTAAAGATTATGACCAGTAAAGAAGCAATCAAAAAAATAATGTCTGTTCTTAATTTAACAAACGAATCATTCTTTGAAGCGAAAACCGAACAAGGTGTTTCGTTAAAAATGGAAGGTGATTCTATGGAAATTGGAAAGATGTTATATGTAGCGACTGATGAGGGGATGATTCCCGCACCATCAGGAGTTCACAAACTTGAAGATGGTTCAGAAGTAGAAGTTGATGAAGAAGGCAAAGTTTCTAAAATTAAAATGGGCGACATGGAAGAAAAAACCAATGATGCCAAAATTGAAGAAAAGAAAAAAGAAGCTGAAATCAAAGACCAATCTATGGCTGAATCTCAAGAACCAGAAATTGAAATGGAAGAAGGTGATATCAAACTTGCTGACGGTAGCGTATTAAGAATTGGTGGAGATAATCCAGAATTCGGCGTTAATGTTAAAAAAGTAACTTATGATGGAGCATTAACCGCAATCGCTGATGGTTCTTACGAAACTGCAGACGGAAGAGTTATGCAAATCGTGGGTGGAGAAATTCAAGGTATCCAATCAAAAGAAGCTGAAATGGCAAGAGGTGGCATGTTCACTGAAGCAAAATCAGGTGATTTAACATTAGAATCCCCAACATTTGATGTGGGTGAAACTCTTGATGTCGTTGGAGCAGACGGCGAGAAATCAAAAGCACCAGATGGAGAACATGAAGTTATCCTAAAAGATGAATCAGGAAATGAAAACAAGATTAGAGTAGTTGTTAAAGACGGTATGATTACCGAAAGAGAGAATGTTGAAGAAGAAACAGAAGACGAAATGTCTGCGTTTGTTGAAGCATTTGCAACAGCTATGAAAAGAATGGAAACAAAACTTGACGAATTAACAAACAAAACAATGGTTTTGGAGAAGTCATTTAAAAAATTCTCTAATGAACCATCAGGTTCACCGATTAAAAAACAAATAAACCCAGAATCTTTTACAATTTCAACCAATAATAAATTGGAAGGATATAAAAGATTAAGAGAAACTTTTTCTCAAAACAATTAAAATAAAACTAAAATAAAATGAAAAAAAATCTTTCAAAATTGAATTTTTCATACGACTTGGGTGGTTTAACTTCTTATGTTGATGCGTTAAATAGCGATATCATCAGCGAAGCGGTTTTAACTCCAGCGACTATGGAGTATTGCAACGTTATTCCTGGTATTAAAGGAACACAAAACGTTAACTTGTTATCTGAAACATTGGCTGTACAAACTGGTACAACTTGTGGATGGAGCAACGAAGGAGCTGTAACCTTCACAACTGCAGCAGTTACTGTTGCGGCATTAAAAGTGAATCAATCACTTTGTTTACAGCAGCTAAATACACTTTGGTTGGGTCAATTCTTGAATCCTGGTTCATATAATGAGACAGCACCATTTGAGCAAGCAATCATTGATTTGCAAACTAAACAAATCAAAAGATATAACGAAGATTTGTTATGGGCTGCATCAAGTGCAACTACTTCATTTAGTGGTTTCAAAGAATTATTAGCTAACACAGCTGGTGTTGTTAAATTAACAGGTCAAACTGCATTATGTTCTGTAACAGGTACTAACGCAACTGAAAAGGCGAACAATGTATTAGCTCAAGTTGATAACATGATTAACTCTTTAGACAGAAATGTTTATGATAGAGACGATATCGTTATCTTCATGAGTCAAGCACAATTCAAGTGTTACTTAACTGCAATCAGAAATGTTAACAACTTCTACATTGATTCAAGTGAAAACAAATTAGGTTCAGTTTATTCTGTATACCATCCTCAAACAAACTACAAAGTTGTAGGTGTACCAGGATTGGCTGGAAGTAACTTAATCGCTATGGCTCCTGCTCAGTATTTCTTAGTAGGTGTTGATTTAACATCTGATGAGGATTCATTCAGAGCTTGGTGGTCACAAGATTTCCAAGAAGTAAGAATGATGGCTGCATGGAAGTTAGGAACTCAAATTGCGTTCCCACAGTTCTTTGTTACTAACGGATTATCTTAATCCAACAATATTGATATGGGGGAGCAATCCCCCACATATCAAACAAAATAAACTAATCTAATAATAAAACAAAAATATGGCATGCAATCTTTCAAGTGGTATTTTATTAAGTTGTCGTGATAATGTGGCAGGTGTTCAAACAATCTGGGTAACAGATTTCACAAACATTGACTCAATCACGAAAAACTCTGGTGATACCATTACATCAATCTCAGGCTCAGGCACTTTCTATGAGTTCCAATTGATTAGAACCAGTTCTCAATACACTGAAACAGTAAATGCTTCATTGGAAAACGGAACTGTATTCTATACTCAAGAACTTGTAACTTATTTTGCTAAATTAGACCAAACAAAAAGAAACATCCTTAAAACATTGGCTCAATCTCCAAGATTGGCTATTGTGATGGAAGATAATAACAACAATTACTTCTATTTGGGTGAAACTTATGGTTCATTTATCTCTGCTGGTTCATCTGTAACTGGTAAAGCATTAGGTGACCAAGCTGGTTATAATTTAACATTCCAAGCTCTTGAACCAAACCCAATGAACGAATTATCGGGTTCATTATCAAGTGTAGCAACTGGTATAACAGTTCAACTTAACTAAACCAAATTAAAATAAACATAGGGGGATTAAACATCCCCTTATGTTATATTTATAGATATGCTAATAATCAGAACAGGACAACCAAACACATTAGTGGTTACGGTATCGCAGAATGCGACAATACCTAACCCAGAATGGTTATTTAGTTTCACACATATATTCTCCAAAGAACAAGTCCAATTCATTCCAACTGATATCTCAACTCATAAGGTTAGATACGATGAGTTTGTATTTGTTGAAGGAAGTGGTGTTGGTGAGATTCAATTTCCCTATGAGGGACTTTATACCTATGGTGTTTATCAACAAACACAAGGTTCTGGTAACTTGAATCCACAATATTCTCAAGGGATTATTGAAGCAGGACAAGCACAAGTTATTGTTCAATCGGCAAACACTACAAATGATTATTATATTGAGTATGTTTCAAACAATGAATATAACTCAAACTATATCTTTGCCCCGAATGAAATTAACCCCTGATTATTAGACAAAAAAATTATATTTAATAGTATATGGAAGAACAAAACAAAGAAGATTTATTAAGGGTCTTTAACTTTGCAGTAGCCAGAGTTCCAATTATTGAAGAACAAATCCAAACGAATGTGAGATTACCTTACATTTTTTATGGTATCGCCAATCTTGCACCCCAAGAACTTATTAGATTATTTAATAGTTCTCCGACCCACAGAGCGTCTATAATGTCCAAATGGTATGGTGTTAGGGGAGAAGGTATTTCGTTGAAGGGCGGGGACGATAAGAGGTTACAAATGGTTAATTCTGCTGGTGATACAATGTATGACCTTTGGAATAAATGTACTTTGGATTTTATACTCTATGGGGCAATGAGTATAAATATTGTTTGGAAGAGAGACAGAGAACTTGGATTTGAAATGTATTCAATGGATACATCAAAATTAAGAGCAGGTAGAGCTGATATGGATGACCATGTTAAAGATTACTATTTCTCATCTGATTGGGCATTCCCAAAGAAGTTTGTTCCAAGAAAAATCGCATCATTTAATGTTGCAAACGAAGAACCTTCACAAGTTTTTTATTATACAACACATAGCCCTGGAAATGAATATTATTCTTGTCCGACATATTGGGGAGGTGCTACCGCAATTGCTACCGAGATTGAGGTTTATAATTGGTGGCATTCAAACATCATCAACGGGTTGAACCCATCACTATTTGTTTCATTGAATAGTGGTATTCCTTCACCTGATGAAAGAGAACAAATCTACCAAACCTTAACAGCAAAATATTCATCATCAAATAATCCTGGTAAGTTAATGTTAACATTCGCCAATTCAAAAGAAGAAGCACCAGAGATTACAACCATTTCTCCAAATGGTTCAGACAAGATGTGGATTGAAATGAACACAGCAGTTCAACAAGCAATCCTTACATCACATCAGATATCTTCACCTGAATTATTGGGTATCCAAACCCCATCTGCTCTTGGTACTCCAAATCACTTGGAGGCACAAGACCACTTCCAACACTTGGTTATTAAACCAATTCAAGAAGAGATTAAAAAGGTATTTGAAAAGTTATTATTATTAAGAGATAAAATACCAGCAGAAATTGAAATCAAACAATTTGAGATGGTTACAATTCCTGATTCAAAACCAATAGAAACAGTTGATGTTGAAAAAACAGAAACCGTTGATAATATAGATAAACCAACAGAATAATATGAGTGGCTTAATACCTCAAAATGTCTTACTGGTTAGTGAGACAAAAATCAAAAACTTTACAGACATTGACCAAAATGTTACCAGTGCGGTATTACTTCCATTTATATCTGTTGCTCAACAAACAAAGTTGGAATACATCATTGGTGGAAGATATTACAGACAACTTTTAGAACAAGTTTCAGGTAATACTTTAACTCAAACAAATGAAAACTTCATCAATTATTTTGCTGCTCCCCTTGTATTATGGGCGGGTTATAGCGAATGTTTGCCAAGCGTATGGGGCAGAATTAAAAATAATGGTATCGTAAATGGTGCAGAACAATCTGTAACATTAAAAGAAATGCAATGGTTTGTTGAAAAGGCTAATGATAGAAGCCAATTCTTTGAAGCCAGAATGATTGAACAAATTATTTGGAACTCAAACTTATATCCATTAGTTTTTAATTATAATACAAATGATGGTATGATGCCACATCTTGGTAAGAACTACTTTAGTGGATTACATTTAACCAATGGTAGATATTCAGGTTATGAGATTGCTGTTGGAATGAGAAGAGCTGGTATTGGTTATTATTCAGGACCAGAGTTTGCTTGTTTATACGGAGGGTGTTAATTATGAGTGAAGGAACAATTTTAATCATATCAAATGCTTTAACCGCCATTGCTGGTTGGTTTATTGGTCGTAGAAAGACAGAAGCAGATAGTGATAATGCGATATTGAATAATCTTGCTACATCAATACAGATTTATCAAACGATAATTGAATCCTTGAAAAACGAAATACACGAACTTAATATTAAGGTTCAAGACCTTGAAAAAAAGGTTGATGACTTAATGGTGGAAAACAGAAAATTAAAAACTAAAAGTATTAACCCAAATAATTAAAATACTAAACATTGCCTATCCCGACCCCATCCAAAGAAGAAAAATACGAAAACTTTTTAAGTAGATGTATTAAAGCCATCTATGATGAGTATGGACAAGAACAGGCAACAGCAATTTGTAGCTCACAATGGGCGAATAGAAATATGAAACAACAAGAAGAAATCTTTGTGTTAACCCCAAAGAAAAACGAGAACAGAGGTAGTTATTTATCAAGATGTTCTGCTCATACAAAAATGAGAGCTCAATTCCCTAACATGAAAGAAAGAATGGGAACTTGTCTAAACGCATTTAACTCATACTACAAATATTGGAGTAAGTTAGAAGAGTTTACAGAAGGAACCGCTATTGGTGATTGTATTGCAAAAGAAAAAGCCAAGGGGTTTGATTATCGTGAAGCATACCAACATTGTGCCAGTAAGGTTGTTGTTACTCCTGGTCCCATTGTATTATCAAATGAGGACAACTTAATCGTTGAACCTGTCGCAATGTCTGAAGATGTATCTGTGGACTTTGACGATACATTCAACACAGAGCGTGGAAAAGAATTAGTCCAAAAACTAATTGATAGTGGTATGATTATTCATATCATTACCAGAAGGCAACAATCAGCCTCTAAACCTGTTTATGACCTTGCAACTGAATATGGTATTCCAAGAGATAGAGTCCATTTCACCAACGGAAAACTTAAATGGGAAATGATTAAAGAATTGGGTATCAAAAAACACTTTGATAATAACCCTGACGAGATTAAAGCAATTAAGGAAAACTTACCAGAGGTAATAGCTGAAAAGTTTTTTGATTAAAGTTGATTACCAAGATACTATTTTGTATATTTAGTATTAGAATGGTCGGGGGATATCGCTGTTTTATTTTTTTATTCTGAATGTCTCTATTTATCTACACAATCCCCCACCTTCTTTTTTATATTTAATGTCCCATCATTATAAATTCCAATCTCCTAAAAAAAGATTGGTTTTTTTTTGTCTATTCGCTTGACTAATATACCTACCTATACTATATTTTAATTATAAATTAGATAGATATGGAAACAATTAAAAACTTAAATGAATGGAATGTTGATAGCATCCTTGAAGTAAAACCTAAAACCGTTAAAGATGTTGTTACGACTCTTTTGGATGACGAGTGGTTTGATAAAATGTCCACCTGTGGATTGACCTATGGTGAAATAAATGAATTAGAAAAATATAACAAATAAGAATATGGGACAGACAAAAAATTATGACGATTACCAACTTGGATTTGATAGAACCCAATTATGGAAGGAGTATGAAGCTCCTATGATTAGAAGACAAACCGCATTAAACGCAGCACAATCATTCTTTGCAAACAACGATATCAAGTATTCAGCAATTGAGTTAAAGACATTGTATGTAAGATTTCTTAATATGATTGAAAATGGTGATACTAATTTCTTTGAGGAATTGGACAAACATATTAAAAAAAAGTAGTTCTACTCCCATCTACTATTTCCCCAACTCAAAAGGTTGGGGTTTTTTATTTTAAAATAATTTTGGCAGTATCAAAATAATCAGTATCTTTGTAAGACACTTAACAACTAAAGAAAATGGAGCACATTAAATTAAACCCGATTGAAGATTACACCTATGTTGATATGACCTTATATCTTGGTGATGTAAAAATCTTGTATAACGCTTGTATTGATATTATCAACGAGCATCCTGAAATGATTGGTTATGAAAAAACCGCAAAAAAATTATTGATGATTTTGGAGCAACATAACAAATAATCAGTATCTTTGTAAACACACTTAAAAAAAATAGAAGATGACCAAACGAATCATTATCCAAGATTATCCTGCAACATTTCACTTTGATGTAAGAAAAGATTTACCTGACTTTGATGACTACTGTAAGGTAAGACAAGAAATCCTCTTACGTCAGTTCAAAAAACAGAATATTGATAGTCCTTGTCACGGATATAACGAGTATGTTATTGAAATGGTTGAACCAATATTTGATGGTGAGATTTGGATACTTGGTTCATAATTTATTTGGCAGATTAAAATATTATACATACCTTTGTAAGACACTTAAAAAACACATAGACATGACACCAACTACATTTACCCCCGACATGATTAACGCTTTAACTCAAGGTTCAAAGAATCGTAAGAGATTATCTTTCTTGGGTTCACAGATATCTACCAGTGACTTGAACGCAAGTTACAACCATATGTATATCTACTCTGTTCCTGGTCTTGGTAAGACCCACACTATCAACGAAGCGATGGCTAATCGTGGTGTGAACCATGTGACTATATCAGGTAATGTATCCATGTTCGCCTTTGGTGTTCAGTTGGCACTTATCAACTTCCTTTGTCCTGACCAACTTACTATCGTATCAGTTGACGATTGTAATGAGATATTAAAGGACAGTTCAAACATCAACATCATCAAGAACATCTTGGAGAACCCTAAAAAGTTCCACTACCAAAAACACTTGGGTGGTTTGATTACTCAACTTGACGGTCTACAACAACAGGCGATTGAGAGTCACATTATTGAAGGCACTACAGGTTTCGTTGTCCCAACTGACAACATGATGTTTGTATTCACCGCCAACGAGCGTCTACCTTATGATGATGAGGTTAACGGCAAGAAGGTTCGTGACAAGATGATTCACTTGAACGCTATTCGTAACAGATGTCGTGTATACGACTTTATCTTGGAAGATGATGTACAGTGGGGTTGGATTGCTGATGTTGTCTTAAACACACCCGCAATGAGCGACACAGGAATCACAGGTGATGGTAAAGTTCTTGTATGTGAGTTCATGTATAAGAACTGGCAGAACATGAAGACCAAGTCCATCAGAACTGCCAAGATGTTATGTGAGGACTTTGTTCGTTACGGAGATGACGCAGAGTTTGTATGGGAAGCAGAATATTTGAAATAATAACCTTAACTTTGTTGAACGATGAAAACACTACAAGAAATATTAGATGACTTTAGAGAGTCAAACGCATCCAAGTTATCAAGACGACAGATTGGTGGTCTAATGACTATGAGAAAGAATGGGTCAGGTACTGTTGTATGTCCAATATGTAAAAGTGTTGGTAGTAAATCGGTGATGAAAAGCATACACTTTGAGAACTGTGTTAGACCAAGTGGTTATTCTAATCAGGTAATAGTTGATAAGTATGTTAGTGGTCTTTCCCCTTCTCATATAGCATTAGAATGTAATATTACTGGTACATCAGTTAGAAGAATCTTAGCAAAGATGGGTCATGACCCTGTAACTAAAATGGTTACAGATAGAGATGACTTATACAATAAAATCATAGAGTTGAAGAAACAAGGTTATACTAATGAAAAAATAAAGAATAAACTTAACACATCAAACGGAACAGTAGATAGAGCAATAAGAAAATGGAAAACATACAACAACATATAGACAACCTATTGAACTCTGATTTTGGTAAATCAAAAGATTCTAATATTCATAATATTGCCAATAGAAAAAAAGTATATCAGTTTGATGAAACTGGTAAGTTGATTTGTGAATATGATTCAATAAAAACTTGGAAAAAAAAGTTTGCACAAAGCGATATAAGTTCAATCACATTATCGTATAAATGCAAAGGATATTATTTTTCATTTGATATTGAGTTTAAACCACCCACAAAAAACAATCGTGGTATTAAAGGTGAACCAGTTCAACTAATCAAAGATGGTATTGTTATGTATGAGTTTGATACTGTTAAACAGGCACAGGACTTCTTACAGGTAAATCGTTCAACAATCAACGATGCTGTGAATGGAAGACAAAAAACCTGTAAGGGATATATTGTGAAAAAAAAGTAAAATAGTTTTGGTAGATTAAAAAATATTAGTTCTACTCCCATCTACTATTTCCCCCAACTTAAAAGGTTGGGGGTTTTTTATTTATAATCAGGGTTAACATCACCATTACACAAATACAAATTCTCTGAGTTTGCTGGTCGTTTTTTTGGTTTCATTTGTTTGGGAATTTTAGCGTTCCATTTGTCCAAGAATTGTTGGTGGATATCACCATCCTTACAATCATAGCCCAGACCTCGTAGGAAGTCGTACATTGAACGATATTGTTCTTGGTTGACTCCATACAACCTGAACCAATTTTTGTCGTATGTGTCCCTTAATTCAGGTTCTTTAACATCGGATATTCTCCTCTTTAATTTTGAACATCTTTTACAGATGTTTAATCTACCACTTTTAACATTTTTTGATTCGTAGTACTCGGTAATTGGTTTGTCTATATTACAAACTCTGCATGTTTTATTTTCTTCCATAACAATAAATATAACGAAAAATAAAAAAGTTTCAAAAACTATTTAACTTTTGGTGTAGTTGAATATACTTATAATCGTAAGGGTTGAAATACTTTTACTCACTTGTCTATAATTCAGGGACTTATAAAAGACAACCATAACCATTCAGGTTATAAAGTGATACGAAACCTAGTCATTAAAACCATATTTGTAAATGGGGGACTAGGGGGACTTATCACTTTTCCATTCCCTTCAGATTATATAATCTAGTATAACTAGCAATAATATTTGATTCATTGATTTTAATTTTATATCATTTCAAAAAATAAAAATATGAAAAGACAATTTGAAGAACACATCCAAAACTTAATTCTTAATGAAGATAATTTTATCTATAAGACAAATCTAGAACTATTAAGATTATACTATAATTTTTTATATTCAAAGTTTGAAGATGAAGAATTATGTAGTTTGTATTTAGACCAATTTGATTCAATTAGTAAAATTACATCATCAAATATTGAAAGTAATTTTAGTGATTTACTAATTGAGTATATGTCTGAATCATTTAATACTAGTGATTTAGATGAATTAGAATCTTGTTCTGGTTTATACTTCATATTTAATGATATTGATAATTTAATGTACATAGGTAAAACTAAAAATTTATCAACAAGACCAATACAATCATTTATTAACAAAATGCCTTATGGAGCATCTTATATTAAAATTATTAAGTATGTCCATATTGATACTGTTGAAGCAGTATTGATTGATTATTATTTACCAATGTACAATAATAAAAAAGAAACATTACCATCAATAACAAATAGAACTTACACTAAAGGAGTTGAATTTTGCAAAATGGAATTAACTAAATCAAAAGCAATTTATCCAATAGAAGATGAAAAACTTAGCTAACATACCAGAACGATTCCATATTTTATTTGAATCAGATTATAATGCGGGAATTGATAGTAAGATGAATTCCCTTCAACGAGGCTCCTTAAATGATTTGTTCCTTGAATATAATAAATGGAATATCCAACAAGCAATTGATAAATTAAAACCAGTTGTAAAAGAAGAAGTAATAAGAGGTTTTATTGATATTGATTAACTATGTTAGGATTCAATTTAGAGGACTTATTGGACGACAGGTATGATATAGACATCAGCGACTATTGGAGCCTTACAGAGGACGATAAAGACCGAATAACGGATATTGTAGTAACCAATGTATTAGTTCAATTATCATTAGCACCAAACTACTACCCAAGATACATGGAATTGTTAGATAATTCAATTAAAGTAGCTGGTGAATTTGAACAATATGAAAAAGCAGAAATGTTAAATAGAATGAAAAAAAGATTTTTAGAAATAAAACCTTTATAATATTTATTATAACCGATACTTAACTATACTTATATTATAAATAAAACATTATGATAAAAAATCCAGTAGAAAAAAAGATTTACGACTACATTATGTCCGATATTGCGACTAATGGAAAGAATTATTCAACATTAACAAACACCGAGATTTGTTTTGCTCTTCAACTATCCCCATTTAGCGTTAGGGATAAAGTAATCAAAATATACAAAGCAAACTATTTAGTAGCCTTAATTGACCATTGGGATGAAAATAACAATTACTTCAATAGAAAACTATTAAAGGGTAATGTTATTGGATAAAACGCTAATAACATATGTATTGCTTAACTTTTGGATTACCGAGAATTACAACGAATTAAAAAAGATTTGTAAAAAGATAACACGAGGGCAACAGTGTGATGACTTATTGCAAATGTGTGTAGAGCAGTTTTTGAAATCAAAAAGAGTCCCCGAGATTCCTGATTCTCAAAAACTGTTTTTCTTTGCTCGTATTGTTAGAAATAATTACAACTCAACCACATCCCCTTATTATCATCAGTATGGTAAATTCAAGTACGATGAAATAGAGAATATTGAAATACCATATTTATCTTATGAAGAACCTATTATAAATTTAGATTGGGTTAAAGAACAAATTGAAAAAGATAAAAAGGATGGTGACTGGTATTATAGCAGATTATTTGAAATCTATATTGAGCAAGGATGTTCAGTAACAAAGACATCACAGATAACAACCATTCCAATCAATAGTGTTTCAAGAGACCTGAACAAGTATAGAAAACAATTAAACAAATTAAGAGACAAAGTATTAAAAGAATTATAGAATGGGATGCAATTGCAAGAACAAACAAACAACTGAACCAAAACCAATAGTGGTTCAATCAAATAATGTAACCGAGATTATTGATATACCAAATCCAGGTTATACGATAGAAGCTATAATCAGAATCAAAGATTATCTTACATCATCAAATAAAACAGAGACAGAACGAAAGTTTGCTTCAGATACATTACTCAATGCGTTTGGGGATTTAATCCCCGACTATTGTGATATTGCTTGTATGAATCATATAAGAAGTAGGTTAATTTATATGGAGAAAAAAGTTCTGGATTATATGAATTTTATAAAGAAATAATTTACAAATGGCAAAGAAGACAAATTATAACCCCAAGTCAAGAGAGAACTTAAGACCAGCAACAAAGGGTGAGGTTAGAAACAAAACAGGAAGACCTAAAAAACTCCCCAAATTGGATGAATTATTGGCAGAGGTATTAGGAGATACCGAAGAAGGTAAAACTCAAGCACAGATGATATTAGAGTCACTGGTGAAGAGAGCAAGAAGTGGTGATGTTAAAGCAGGAGCATTACTACTTGATAGAGGTTGGGGTAAGGTCCGTGAAAATATAGACATCACAACCAATGAAGAATCATTAAATAAACCTTCAATACAAATTGAGATTATAACAACACGAAAAGATGCCGAAGAGTAAAAAACGAGGTGGAGAAAAAACCCACAGAAAAAAGGTTGAAAACAGAAATAACTTAATGAAGAATATGTGGCAAAGACAGGTTAAGTTAGCTTATGAAAAACACGAGGAGTGGAAAAAAGAAAACGAGTTAAATGAAGATTCAGACAACAAGGGTATTTCAGGATTTAATATCAACGGATAAAAGAAATTATGTCTTTCAGGGGAGTAGTCGTGCGGGTAAAA